GAATTTCTTCGTTGGCTAATTTAATATCTGGGAATCCAGATTCAGTTGCAGTCTCAATATCAATGGTGAAAACTTTAAGATGTTCCATGTCCCAGCGAACATCACTTTCATAAGTGTCGCTAATATATTGACAAACATAATTAGTGTTACCATAGATATCAAACCCATCTACTTCTTCATATCGTTTGACAAACTCTCTGGTTTCTTTTATAGATCCAGGTTTGATTTCATCAATGACAGTTCCCTCGAGAGTACGCCATTCGCTGGAGTCTTTCTTCGAGGGAACATAAAGAGTTGGATAGAATTCTACTTTGGTGCTGAATGGTTTACCGTTATCATAACCTCGGACACACATTCGGTCGCCCAAAGGAAATACATTTGTGTAAAATAGCATTAAGTTGATTTTCCATACATTAACATCATAGCATCCAAGGCACAATCATGGACAGGATGATGTTTGATAACTGAAGCACGATTGAATAAAGGATGTTCTACATCACAATAACCATTAGAAGAACCAGTCAATAAATCAACAGCAGTTCTTACGTCCCTCCACATATTATAGTCCGCAATTGGTTGCATGTCAAGTTTTTTAGCCAACGAATCAATTACCATTTGATCCATCGAACCACGTGCCCACATTGTTTGTTTCTTTGCATCTGGAAACTTGTTCAGATAATTGTGAAGAATAGTTATTGCATCTTCTGCAAGAACATCAATGGAGTTTGGTGCAAGAGAAACACTTTTTATATATTCGTGTTGATTCTCCCACCATTCTAATGTACCAACATCAATCGATCGATTTAGTCGAGCAATTTGATCTTTGGAATTTAGTTTAACAAAACAAGCATTATCAAGAAGATCTTGATATGTTGGACGTTTATCTACGTCAAACTGAATTAACGCTGCAGATAAAACTACAGCGTTAGACTCAACTCCGAGTGTTTCCACATCGAATATAAACATTAGTTATCCTTTATAGATCATCTTCTTTAGTGAAGAAGTTTTTAATTTTTGTTTCATCAGCCCATGATGAACAATAATCGTTATCAATATCACAAAGTTCAAGTGCTTCTTCAAGACTAACAACTCTGTTAGATACAATAGTTTCACCTAACCACTTTTGAGAAAACTCTTTTGCTTCCTCAAGTGTTACAGTGTCCAATGCATATTCTGGATGATCCTTTGGTGCTTCAACCATATAACGCATACGATAAGTGCCAACAGCTTCAACTAGAACCCAGACAGTTTCTTTTTCTTCTGGTTGCTCTAACTCAGCAATACGAGAATTTAAAATACTTACAGCAGTATTATAATGACCAGTACCTTCAGTATGAGGATTGTAACGACTTAAAAGTTCGTCACGTTCTTGTTTTAACACATCGATATATGAATCATTCATCTTTAAATCTCTCTTTCATTTTTTCTTGATACTCTTCTTCATGCTTATCACATAAAGTCCTAAACCAATTATCAAAATGTCCTTCTCCTGGATTACCACAGTCTTCACAAGTCACAGATGCCATTGCTTCTGCCATACTAACAACACCACGGATATAATCATCCCCACCTGTATAATAGAAACGTAAGCCACCAAATTTTTCTTTGACCTGATCGACTGTAACTTGTTGAACAACTTCTTTGTCTTTGTTTTTCCAATCAATATGATGTTGAATTGTTTGGCATAATTGATTAATAATATTAAACCAACCATCACCGCAAGAGAAACCCCAACACATAGCAGTTTCTGTCATTGGTAGATCACGATTTACAAACAACTTTGGATACGTCTTACATAAGTAACTATCTAATTCTTCTTTCATATTAGCTCCATGTTCTATGATCTTCTGCTACATGTTCCATACCATCATAATCATGGATATGCCATTTAACATCATCTGGAATTTCCACAATTTTTAATTCTGATGCCCAACCCCATGAGTCTTTACCCAGTTCTTCAATCACTGCAATCAAATCGGAATCTGCACTATTATCAAAGAATTCATACTCACTAATATAATCTTCTCCATCAGGATCTGCATCGACTCTGTAGTAGTCAGAGTCATGCTCACGAATTGGATACTTGGCTGGTACTTTATTGAATGCGATACTCTTGCGCTCAAGTAACTTCTCAAACGCTACATTTGAGATACCAAATCCACCATAACAAACATTGATTACAACTTTCATTTTGCTTTTTTCACTTTCAAAAATTTATGTATCATTTTATCTTTGATCATATCAGGAATAGTAAGATACGGAAACTCTAAAATAAAAGGGCAACCATTTGTACCCCAACGATTACTTGCCAAGAAACCTTTGTATAAATTAACGTGTTTAGTATTATCTAAATCAAATGGAACTTTTTGTTTTATCAAAGACTCAATTATCATTTAACATCCTTACTTAAATCTGCAATATCTTTATCATCACGTAACTCAATAAACACTGGAAGGAATAAACTTTCTTCACCTTGTTTGTTGGTTATACGACTATTATACTTGATAGCGACTATTCTGTCAACTAAATTTTCAGCCCAATATTGTTTGCGTTGCAAGTCACTAAAGCCAGAACCAACTGAAACTTTTACAACTCCATCTGCAGATTCGCAAACTATTGCACCAAGCATTCCTTCTGCTTTACCTTTACCTTCTTCCACTGCAACAATCTTTAGATCGCATTCTAGTTCACCTTTGAATTTGATCTGATGTTTTGCACGTCTGTCTTCCCAATCACCTGAACCATCTTTGAGAATAATTCCCTCAAGACCTTTCTCAAGATAACCTTCAAATAGAACCTGTGCTTCATCTAAATTCTGCACGATGTCGCTTGTTACTAACCAGATCTTTTTGTTTTTAGAAGATTGTTTATTGACCAAAATTTCTAAAGAAGAAAATCTTTTAGAATATGGTGTTGCACAGTAACCAGTTTCAAACATAACATAAGGTATCACGTCCCAAACAGTTGCATGAACCTGTGATGCTTCCTTCTCTGATATAGTTCCTTTGTTGGCTTTATTTAAGATTCCATTGCCAGTCTGGCGATCAGCAAACTGATAATCACCATCAAGCATAACCAATAACTCACCATCGAACACGCAATCAACAGACCCAGCAAGAGCAATAAATTCTTGCTCAAGGTTACCAAGTAACAATATTTGTTTACCATTTCTACTCCTAAATTCACATTTACCATCACGCACAATCGCATTGAATCGCATACCATCCATCTTCATTTGAGCATAGGCTGGGAATTTAATCTTATCAACCAACTTCTGTTCGAATGGCGAACACAACATGCATGGATATTCAGGAATCAAACCAGACCAAACTTTGTTGGCAGTCGATACATCAACACCGCACTTCAAATCTTTTGCGATAATTCTTTCGATAACTTTAGCATCGTCTGCATCTAAAGATGAAAGCAGATTAGTAAGGAATTCAATTGCAGCATTACCAGTAACATCACGACTTGATAATGTATACAATTGATCCATGGCAAACCCAAGTGTCATTGTATTGAATTTTGGATCACGACTATACTTTGGAATCTTGCGCTGATAAAATTGAGTGAATGGATCAAGTGCCAGACGAATAACCTCACGCAAAGTTTCGTTATCGCTGTTTGCGTTTAATTGGTCGATTTTGAAATTGCGTGAGGCATTCGCAGCAAGACTATTAAGAAATTCATTTAGATTCATTCACAACTCCATCAATATGTTTACACTTACCATGATATTTAAAACCAACACAACTGCAGACCATACCGTTTTCTAATTCTTCTACGGTATATACGTGGTCTTTGCTACCCTTAACTTCCCATACACGATGTGTAGGTTTGTCGCCAGCAAAATGCATGTTGCGTTTTACTACTTTGAATTTACGATAACGAGAATCAAACCGAATCGGATTCTTGAACATCATAAAGTCTTTTGGATTATTTCGTTTGAAGTAACCAAAGATTTTGTCCATGGATTCAGTCATGATGTAGGTATGGTTACAAGCAGTACCCTCATCCCACTTAGTAATTTCTCTTGCGAGAATCATGCCACTTCCATTTCTTTAAAGTAACCATAGG